GTTCCGATTGCTTGACCTGGGCGAAAGGTTAGGGCGGTACATAACGAGATATCGTGAAGGCTATTTCACACCCGACAAGCGGAACGCCCAAGTGGTATTTTCTTATAAGCCTTTACCTGGTGCAGAGGATAAGATATACCAAAAGATAAGCGATATTACGATATCGATGCGTGCGAAGGATTATTTGAAAATGCCAGAGCTTGTGATGAATACCGTAAAGGTGAAGATGTGTGAAAAGGCGAAGGAAATCTACGACCAATTAAAGGACGATATGATTATCGAGTACAAGGACAATGAAATCGACGCATCCAACGCCGCCGCACTTTCTAACAAACTCTTGCAAATGGCAAACGGTGCTATCTACGGCGAAGAAAAGAAAGTGCTTGCCATTCACGACGAAAAGCTGAACGCCTTGGAAGATTTAATCGAGAGTGCAAACGGCAAACCCGTTCTTGTGGCGTATTGGTTCAAGCACGATTTGGAACGAATAAAAACACGTTTCCCGTTCGTAAGGGAAATAAAAACAACGGCGGACATAAAGGCTTGGAACAACGGTGAAATCCTTGTAGGGTTAATCCATCCAGCCTCGGCAGGACACGGCTTGAACTTACAGCAAGGCGGTTCTACTTTAATTTGGTTTGGCTTAACGTGGAGCTTAGAACTTTATCAACAAACGGTGGCAAGGCTGTTCCGCCAAGGGCAAAAGAACACGGTTGTGGTGCATCACATTTTAACCGACGGCACAATAGACGGACAAGTAATGAGGGCTTTGAGTGCAAAAGAAAAAACGCAGAATGCTTTGATAGATGCGGTCAAGGCAGAGCTTGGGAGGTAAGTATGGAAGAGTGTTTTATAGCGTTAGCAAACGGGATAGTGATTCAAGCAGCAAGGGATTATAGGAAGGCACTTCGTATTTTACGCCGCTATCCAAATCACGAACCTGCTAAAGAAGTGAAAGCGGAAGTGGAAGACTTCTTTCGTTCCGATTGGTACAAGACCTTGACGAACGTGGACGGTGAACTGCTTATAAAAAAATTACAGGAGGCATAAAATGACAGCGCACGACTACTTAAACCAAGTATATTATTTGAATCGAAAAATTAAATATAACCTGTCTTGCTTGGACGATTTAAGGGAACAGTCTTGCATCATTTCATCGCCTTCTTGGGGAGACAAAGTTTCTGGCACAAAAAGCAACGACGCACCGTTCGTGAGAGCCTTGGAAAAGATATGGGAACAGGAAGAACTCATCAATGCGGAAATAGAAAGGCTGAACGCATTGAAGAAGGAAATCCAAGGCGTGATAGAGCAGTTGACGGACGTGGATGAAAGGTTCGTTCTTCTGTATAGGTACATTAAAAGTATGACCTGGAATGAAATAGCTCTTGAGATAAATTTGTCGGAGGCAACAGTTCGACGTTTATATAGAAGGGCAATGAAGAAAATCGTTGTGCCAAAGTAAAAATTTTTTATGTTTTTTATAAAAATGACGGAAATGACCAGCTTTGACCAGAGAAGAACACCTTGCAAATGTGGTATGATATACTTGCAAAAAAATATGCAGCAAAGCCTTTGAGGAAAATAAACCCCCGAAGGCTTTTTTAATGCAAGGAGATAGTTGTGCCAAGGAAACCGAAACGCCCTTGTAATTTTCCAGGCTGTCCGAAATTAACAGACGGAAGGTACTGTGAAGAACACGCAAAGGTAATGAGCGAAAAATATAACAGGTACGAAAGACCTTACGACTCATCCAAACGCTATGGATATTCGTGGCGAAAAATTCGTAACAGATATATAAAACGAAATCCATTCTGCGAGGAGTGTAAAAAGAAAGGACTACTTGTCCTGGCTGAAGAGGTACATCATATTTTACCCTTGAGCAAGGGCGGAAATAATTCCGAGACAAATTTAATGTCGCTGTGCAAGTCGTGCCACTCACGAATCACCGCACAGTCAGGAGACAGGTGGCATACACACCCCAAGGAGGATGGTACTACAAAGTAGGCGCAACCTCGAAGGTGAGGATGGTACTACAATGTAGGCGCAACCTCGACGGGCGGGGGGTATCGAAATCTCTACGGCTTTAGGTCCCGACAGCGGGCGCGGGCTTTCGTGTGCAAAAATTGCTTTTCAAACGGGGTATTAACCCCTCGGTAAAAATAGTAGGAGGAGAGATGGCAAAAGACGGAACAATGCGTGGTGGTCCACGAGTGGGAGCTGGCAAGAAACCAAAGGCTCTGCACGAGAAAATAAGTGAAGGCAAAGACAACGGCGCATTGGTTTTGCCAACGCCAATAGAATTAGACGGTGTGGATGTTCCGCCCGTGAAAGAATACTTAAAAGCAACGCAGAAAAACGGCAAGGCGATGTGCGCCGAGGAAGTATTCAAGGAAGTTTACGTTTGGCTTAAAAAGCGTGGCTGCGAAAAGCTCGTCAGCAAGCAACTCATAGAACAATACGCAATGACAGTTTCCCGTTGGGTGCAATGCGAGGAGGCGATATCCGAATATGGTTTTCTTGCAAAGCATCCCACTACGGGAAACGCTATTGCAAGTCCGTATGTGGCAATGAGCCAGCAGTATATGAAACAATCCAACCAAATATGGTACCAAATTTACCAAGTGGTAAAAGAGAACTGCTCGGTAGATTTTGGCGGTAGTCCGCACGACGATATGATGGAAAAATTACTCGCATCAAGGCGAGGAAAATAAAGGAGAGATACGAAAAATGAGACTTTTTTCTACGGAACAGGTCAGCAAGTATCATCCCGATAAATACGCAGACCAAATTTCGGATGCGATTTTGACGGCTTGCTTGAGCCAAGACAAAAACAGCCATTGCGGTATTGAAACAATGGTCAAGGACAACACCGTGGTTCTCGGTGGGGAAATCACTACGGCAGCGAAATTGGACGTGGATTTCATTGTTCATAAGGTTGCTCGTAAACTTGGCTATAAGGTGGACAAGATTATTAACCTTATCGGTCAGCAATCCCAAGAAATCAACAATGCAGTTTTGAGTGATGCGGAAATTGGTGCAGGGGACCAAGGCACGATGTTCGGCTACGCCACGTCGGAAACGGAAAGCAGACTTCCTTTTGGCTTTGACTTGGCGAATAAAATCATCAAGGCGATTGAGAACGACGTCGAGAACAACCCCGACACCATTTTTAAGGGCGATGCCAAAACGCAAGTAACCGTGGATTTGGATAAAGAACCGACATTTTCTTCGGTAAAAAGCATCCTTGTTTCCGCTTGCCACAAAGAAGAAGTACCACTTGATGTCGTAAAATGTCAAATTGAGGCGTTAATTGCCGATATTTTTAACGATAACGAACTCCCCGAACTGATTATCAACCCGTCTGGCTCGTGGACGATAGGTGGTGCTACGGCGGATTGCGGGTTAACGGGCAGAAAAATCGTGTGCGACCAATACGGCGGATATTGTGCTGTGGGTGGTGGTGCATTCAGCGGTAAAGACCCGTCAAAGGTTGACCGTTCTGCAAGTTATATGGCAAGGGTTATCGCTTGCGACTTGCTCGAAAGGTATGATTTGAAGTGGTGCGAAGTTCAGCTTGGGTACGCCATTGGTATTGCAGAACCGATTTCCGTTTGCGTAACGAATGACAAGGCTCTTGACCTTTCCTATGAAGTGAAGAGATTGTATGCGTTGACCCCGCGTGGAATTATTGAGAAACTTTCCTTGCTCGATAAAGACTATGAGTGCCTTGCGGAAGGGTGTCATTATAGGGAGGAGATTCTCTAATGGCAAAAACGACGAAAGAATTAAAACTTGTATCAATAAATAAGTTGGTGCCTTATGCGAATAATGCCCGAACCCACTCGGTGGAGCAGATAAACAAACTGCGTTCAAGCCTTCGTGAGTTCGGGTTTATTAATCCCGTCATCATTGACAAGGACTACGGCATTATTGCAGGACACGGGCGTGTGCTTGCAGCAAGGGAAGAAGGAATCCAAGAAGTGCCGTGCGTGTTCGTGGATTATTTGACGGAGGCACAAAAGAAAGCATATATCATTGCCGACAACCGAATGGCTATGGATGCAGGCTGGGATGAAGAACTCTTGCGTGTGGAAATTGAAGCATTGCAAGGTGAGAATTTTGACGTCGGCTTGACGGGTTTTGACGAGAAAGAAATTGCAGACCTTTTCAAGAACGGGGATGAAGAAATCGAAGATGACGATTTTGACTTAACCGCCGCCCTGGAAAAAGCATCCTTTGTAGAAAGGGGGGAT